ATATGAGTTACAGCTTTAGAGTTGTCTATCGAATACTGGAAGTTTCTAACATTCTGATTCACCTTAAAAGGTAATTCATCCTCTTTATTAACTCCGCTGTATCCTCCAATAGTTCCTCGAGGATAAATAAATACCCTGTTACGAACCCTCTCAAGCTCTCCTCCTACTTGCTCGAGCAATCCTTTATCTCCTAGCAGTTGATCCATAAAGGTTGCATTGTTTCCCCAAACAGCCCCTTTCTTGATGTTTAAACTATCATTGATACGGAGAATGAAGGGAGGTGTGTACCCTTGAGGAAAGGATGTCCCTTTTTGTAGCCAGTAAAGCATCTCTGAAGCTGTAAAGAATTGTGTACCCATGTTAGGCGCAATAACTCCGTTAAGGTCATAGCTTATATGCTGTGCGTATATCCTCATCATTTCAGATTCATCGTACTCTATTTTGTATATTCTAAAAAGGTCATTATCATTTATAAGTCCAGGTAGTGTCTGGATAGCAATAACTCTTCCCACTTTGACCTCTTTAATGAAGGGGTGGTCTAAAGGTACTTCCACATAGCACTCATATACACCGTTAAGCTCATGAGTTATTTCGCACTTTGTGGCAAACTTTAGGATAGCATACCCGTTCCAGTTTGACCAATTGATGTAAGTATTTTCCCAGTCGACTCCTCCGCCAGATAAGTAAACAAAATCAGAATTTCGAGGAGCTTCCCCAAGCACTCGGGGGAATACTTGAGGGAGTTTTATTTGAGGAGGTAATAAATCTGTCATGGTTTAGTCCTTTCTAGGATATGAGGAATTTGTCTCTATAGTAAATCGTTGCCCCCACTACTCCTGAGTAGAATTGTATATTAGTAAAGTCACTTGCTATATAAGGGAAACCCCCTTGAGAGTAACCATTATAGAATGTCCACTTATTGGGTTCGGCATTGGAGGTCGATTGGACAATCATGGACTCGGTATCTATAAGTATTTTATTAAGCGCTCCCGCTACTTGTAAATCTACATTGAAAACTGAATAGACACCTCCATTATAATAAGAGTCGATCCGTACCTTCGTTGCCGTCTGATCTACATCTATCAATATAGTAGGAAACACGGGGGCTTCTTCTGCTACGTCGTAAAACGATATAGATTTAGACGTGTTAGGGACATCTATAGTGACTTTACATTCAGTGTAGCTAGGCTGAAGCCAAGCAGTATTCTTGGAGACACTATCCATAATTACCACATTGATGAGTTGTCCTGAACGGTTAGAAGCTCCGGGGGCATCTGCTCTTACGTAGAGGGAGGGAGTAGGTACTTCATAGGTGAAAGTTCCTATCTTCTGATAGAAGTCTGCCAATGTACCAGCACTCGAAAGATTCAAATGTTTATCATACAAGGAACGGTTGTCAAACTTTCGAGTTCCTATTCGGATACTGTTGAATGTTGATGTCTTGTCAGCGTCTTGACTCCAGAATCCGAGCTTATAAGTAAGGGTCACTCTCAAGTTTCTAGATGATAGTTTGTCTTTCATTTGTTGCTCCGTAGTTAAACCATTAAAGATATTTGGGTCTATAGATTTAGCTATTGCGAAAATATCCCAACAGGTTTCGTATACAGCTATAGTGGAAACGTTAATGGAATGCTGTGAAGGTTTTGCATTTCTAAATAGTCCTAAATCCTTGATACGTGCAGATGACTTCTTAGGGACTTTAATGCATAGCTCGACTGATTCAGCATCAGAGGGTAAGTTAACTTGATGAGAAGCAGTTTGCCATCCGAGAGATGTCATCATAGTTGTACCTGCTTTACGATACCTTACAGCTACTTGTGCGCTTCCTCCTTCTAAGGTGAAATTACAATAAAGGGGTTTCCCTCTAAGGTCTGTATTCGGGTAAGTACTATCGATAGCAGTAATTGAAGCATCAACAGGAGACCATAATTTATAGAAAATTAAGAAGTCCTCCGAGTCATGGTCATTGTATATCGTAAATCTATTTTGAGTCCTACGAGTATACTTCGGTCGACCTCCTGTATCATAAGTAACTAGTCTCCGCCAGGAAGCTTCACCATTATAGTACTCTCCCCACCCGAGATACCCTCCCCATGTAGTTCCTTCTGCTTGGGGATCAGTCCAACAAGAACGAATAAGGTTACGGTCATTTGAGGTAATGTCTGCTTCCTTTACAGTTCCGATACTTGTATAAGAAGATACATCTGAGCTTGACAGTACACTATATTCTTGAGTTGTTGCGCTGTCTCTAAACTGGGAAGATTCATATCCTACTGTTGCTGTCTGGTGTCCTACGTTCCCGGGGACATAACTCATTACCCCTATAGAGGAACAGTATGAATCTTTCGGATAGACTGTCTTTGACTTCACAACATTATCAGTGTTTGTTCCTATGTTGTAAGTCTTAAGAGACCCATACCCGAAAGGATCACATAGGAAATTCAATTGAGTAAACCATTGTTGAGTTGACGGATGCCACTCCCAAGAAAACGAAGCTATTGTTTTAACTTTGAAGGTTACGTTTGGCATGTGGTGAAATTGTAAGTGTCCCTCTGGTTGATAAATTGGAAGTGATACTATAGTGTTGGGAATATCTACGTTAACTTTAGAGTATCCATATCCATAGCGCAACCACTTAACGATATCTCTTTTCTTCTGAGCGTCAGCCGCCATCCCTCTTGAGCGGAATCTTATACCGAAACTAATAGAGATGTTGTCGTATGTTCCATCACTATGCATCAATGTGCCGTGTCTACCTTTTATGTAAACCTGTTCGGCTCTCATCTCAGCAGTTTCAATTTTAGGTTTTCCCATCATGTAGACGTCGTAATCTAGAAGGGAATTCTTTGTCATATAATCAAAGTTAGGCTGTACAGCTTGTTCGCCTTTACTTATTGCATCGCTATGTTGATAAACCAAATTAGCTTCCCCTTTCTTGGAAGCACCTTCCAGAGTTAAATACTGAAAGGTGTCCTATTTCTTTTTCCAAATTGTGAGTTTCTTGGTTGCGTATACTTTGCAGTCGCTCTTGCATAAGTGTTTCCATCTATCTGTAAAGGCACATCTACAGTGACATAAATCGGATTGCCTTGTTGCATTCCTGCCATAGCAATTCCTTGACCTGCCTGTCTTGCTCCTGCGTTTAGCTGTGACGACATTGAACGTGAAGCTCCAAGAGCGCTTCCTAGTCCTGAATTGACAGCACCCATAGTTCCCGCAATAGCTTCTTGTAAGCCACCTCCTGCGAAGAACTGTAAAGGTAATCTATTAAACTTTCCTCGTGACTCATCTAAGATGTCGAACCCGAAAGGTGAGCGTGGCATTGTCTCCCCGATGGCATTGTTTTCAGGGTCAGTCATATATCGTCCGCTTCCACCACCGAACCAATTCATTGGGTTTAATTTAGAGCCTATTTCTGACATAGTACCCCATAAAGAGGAAGACATTGCGGTAATACCTCTGATGAGTGACTTGATAAGGCTTGTCCCGATGTCATACCAATCAAGGTCTTTCAACCACTTGACAGCCTCATCGAAAGCATCTTTAATCTTACCGGGTACTTTCTTTACCCACTCCCAGATTGCATCCGGTAACCCTTTAATGTTATTAGTAGCAAATGAGACAACATCATCTGCCCACTTTCCGACATCCTTTACCTGGGATTTTGCCCAAGTAAGGAAACCATCTGCAAGTTTGGTGAATATCTTTTTGAGTCCTCCAATAAGACCCTTACCTACAGTTGCATCTATAAAGCCAATGATAGCTTTCCAGATACCTTCGAAGATATTTTTTACACCTTCCCAGACTTTCTCCCAGTCACCGTTGATGAGTCCACCGACTACTTGGATTACCCCCATGATAATCTTCATAGCTCCTTCAATCATGAGCTTGATACCTTCCCAGATAGGAATCACTATGAACTTGATAGCTGTCCAAAGAACATTCCAGACGGCTTCTATTTCCTTTCCGTTCTCATCTATAAATTTCTTTACAGTTTTCAATTGCTCGTTAAACCATGCTAAGTTTGTTTCCCATATAGGTTTAATAATGTCCCACATCTCAGCCATAAAGTCTTTAACTTTAGAGAGAGCATACTGGAAATTCTCAAATGAAGCGTTTGCCTGTTTCTGGTCTTCACCTACTTTGACAAGTGTCTGTCCAAGAAGTGCCGCTTCTTTAGCCGCTTCTTGTTGTTTAATCTTGTATTGGTCTTGACTCATCCCACCCTTAGCATATTCAGCATCTAATGCTTTCATTTTCTGCTCAAGGATTCCGGTCTCTGTAGTATTAGCGGCAAGTTGCTTTCTAGCTTCTTCTAATCCTGCTCGGTACTCATCATCGTTAATCTTCCCTTTCTGTTTCTGTTGAAGTAATAATGCTTCTTGTTGAGCAAACTTTTGTTGCTCCGTTTGCAATAGCTTTGTAGCTTCAACTACATTACCGAGAGGGTCAATAGATTCTGACATCTTAGTTATCCAAGCACCAAACCCGTTAGTTGAGTTTGTGAGCATAAGCTCCAATTTTGAAAAACCGATAAGTCCTAAATTCTCAAGAGCTGATTGCGTATTGGCAACCGCACCTGATAAGTTGTTGGACATTACTTTCGCCATTGCTTCAGCAGAGCCTTCAGACTTATCTAGCATCCCTTTGAATTTATCGAATTCCCCTACTCCATTTTTCAACACCATTATCCATCCAGCATAAGCTTCTTCACCAAAGATTGCCTTTGCCGCTGCTATCTGCTGTGAGTTAGATAGTGCATTAAACTTAGGAGATAGCTCATCGATGATAGTACGTATATTCTTCATAGACCCGTCTGCGTTGGTTGTTTCTTGCCCTAGGTCTGCTAAAGCATTCGCTGCCGCCTTCGGAGGTTTAGCTAGTCGAGATAAACCTGCACGAAGTGCAGTACCTGCCATAGATGCTTTAATCCCACCATTGGCAAACTCCATTGCTAATACTGTAGTCTCCTCGATATTCATACCAAAGGTGTCTGCGATAGGGGCAGCATACTTCATAGTTTCGCCAAGTTGTTCAACGTTTAAGTTTGCCGCTGCTGATCCTTTTGCGAACACGTCAGCCGCTCTTCCTGCTTCATCAGCTTTCATTCCAAAGGGGGTCATACTGTCGGTTACTATGTCAGCCGCCCTTGCAAGGTCTAGATTTCCCGCTGTAGCTAGATTCAGCAAAGGCTTAGAACCTGCAATCATCTCATTAGCACTCCAACCTGCCGTTGCCATATACTCATAGGCTTCGGCTACGTTGGTAGCGCTCCATACAGTAGAAGCACCTAGCTCTCGAGCATTAGCTCCAAGCTCCGCCATCTGTAGAGATGTGGAATCCGAGATAGCTTCAACGGTTGACATCTGCTTAGTATATTCCATACCTGTTTTGACGACACCTTCGAAAGCCTTCTTTACAGTATTAATACCCCCAACGACTGCCCCAATGCCAGCCATTGCCTTAATAGCTGATGAAAAAGCCCCGCCCATCTTAGAAGCACCGTCTCCGGCTTCTCTTGTGGCTCTTGTTGTAGAATTCAGTTGAGTAATAATATTACGAATACCCGCTTGAAACCTCTGGTCATTGAGGACGACGTCAACGGAAATAGTTTCATTGTTACCTGCCATGTATTATTTCTCCTTTCCTCAATATTTAGAGTTGTCAAGATTAGCGAGTTTCTTGTGATACTCCTTGACAGCTTTGTAGACAGTTATTTCTACAAAGTCAATAATATCTGTATTGTCTATTTCATTAAGAGTCCAACCTTGCTCGAGTCTACTTTGATAAAAGTCCATTATGAAATCATTTGAGGGACTGTCATCAATGCCCCACTCTTCAGGTACTCGTGTGTCTTCACCTTTTGAAGATTGGACTCCTGTTAGTTTTTTAATGGTTGCATTTTAGCTTGCATACGCTTAGAAGGTGCAGATAAAGCTTCTAACAATACAGTTGTAAATTCCTCTACATCAACACCATTCCAGAAATCTTCAGCGGTGAATTGCTGTTCAAATAAATCATTTGCGATAAAGTTTACAGCCGCTTCCATTGTTTCGTCTGAGAAGTCTTTGTCTAGTGCTTGACTGTAAGCTAAAGATTGTTTGAAGCGTAATGCAGACATGCGACCATTATTTTTAAAAGTTTTATATTCACCATCTAAGAATAATTTAATTTCCATTTGTATTTCTCCTTTAAGTTTGATTTGAAAATATCTTACAGTTAAATATTTGCCCCTCCGTAGAGGGGATACATTTTAGTTTAAGGTGTAGGTGTTGCAGTCAAGCTTGGTTCAATTACTTTAGCAAAGAAGGCTGTCTTCCAAGGGTCTGTATCTTTATCAGGGTTATCAATTTGGAATTCATAAATGCTATCTTTTAAGCGAGGCATAAAGTTGACTTCAAACTCTGCTGATTGGAAATCAATCTTGTCTTCCTTTGTAGTTGTTTCTTCTTTAGGAAGTGAGAAGCGTCCACGGTATAAAACTTTGTAGCGGTATGAACCATCGGCTTTCATTCGACGATAAAGCACAGCTCCAAGAGGTGCAACGTCCTCAGCTGATTTAATAAGTTTTCCCTCTTGTTGTTTATGTCCTAAAATTAAAGCCTCATTCTCTCCAGAAATACCAGTGAACTTTACAGTTCCCTTGATAGACCCCATTGCCGATGCTGTCTCAATAGCACGGTTGTCTCCGTACTGTGAAGCTGAATCTGTTTCAGGCTCAATAGATAGCTCTTGCACTGGAGCAATATACACTGGTGTGTCATAAGTTTCCAATTGCTCATCAAGCATTTTAGCAAAATAAAACTTGTCGATACCGATAATAGTAGTTGACATGTATTAATCATCCTTTTCTGTTTATTTATTTCTAAGATATCTCGCTGAGATATGTCGTGAAGCTCATATGATTTATTCCATCAACGACGTTAAATCTTCCGTCTTTGATGATTTTCTCTACATTGCCTAACTTGATAGATTTAATTTCTGCAAAGCGATTGTTCACCCAGTTATCACTCTCAGGAGATACCACTGCAATGTCAGTGATTATAGTCCTACGTTGGACATCAACGGACGCCCTCTGGAGGTACGCTTGTTTGATAACTACAACGACAGCCCTTCGGGGTAGTCTCTCCCTTACTTGTCCTACAAAAACTTCATAGTCTGGAAATACTCTGAGGATTTCAGCAACTAGGGAGTCTTCATAAGATTGCATTACATCAGAGGTAACGAAATTCATATCAGCACTCATCCTAGTAACCTCCTCATAAATAGTTCGACTTCACTGTCAACTGCATTCTCTACCTTGATAGCACTTTGACCCATATAGAAAGCTCCAGGAATGAAACCTCTTCCGTAGACAGGGTGTCCGTATTCCACGTATGGGGCATAGAATACATTCGTACCATATCCACCTTTGATAGTTCCGGGAGACTTTGTGATTGACTTTAATTGTATTGAGCTTCTAAGATTACCTGTATCAACAGGTACATTTCTTTTTGCTTCAGCGACACCTATAACAGACAAACGCTTTACAAGTTGCTCACCTTCTGAAGGATACCTTTGTTGTATTCTGTTGAGCCTTCCCATAAGAGAAGAATAATTGATTGAAATACTCATAGGCTTTTATCCTCGTCAGCTAAATCTTCATGGCGACAAATTACTTCTTGATGTGATTGATATCTCG